AGAAAAATCCGAGGAAACTGAAAACGAGGAAGATGACGATGAGCAAGAAGACGAAGAAAAACCAAAAAAATAGCAGTTCACCTACAAAAAACAATGAAACAACAAGGGATTTTGATCCCTTTTTTATTGAGTGCAGGACTCTTCCAGATACGTTTAACGAGGAAGACAGAACTGTTGAGGTTGAGTATGTCACCGAAAGCAAAGTCCTGAGATATGATTACTATCTTGATTCAAATTATTGGGAAGTTTTGTCAACAGATGTTGGTGATGTACGCCTTGACCTTCTTAATGATAGTGGTCCCGTTATTGATAGCCACAATCGCTATAGCGTAAACAATATTTTCGGCGTTGTTGTGTCTGCAAACGAAACAACCGCAACTATTCGTTTTGCAAAAGATGACATAAGCCAAGTTATTTTTGAAAAAATTAGAGATGGCATCATCACCAAGGTTTCCGTTGGCTACACAACATATGAATTAACGAAATCAGGCGAAGAAGATGGAATCCCGATATATCGCGCCACTGATTGGGAGCCATTCGAAATATCCTTAGTCGCCGTTCCTGCGGATCGTGATGCCAAGATCCGCAGTAGCGAACATGCGGGAAAAAGAACCCAATGCAAAATCATTACCCCAGACACCGCAACCCGTGGTGAAATTTCAAACCAAGAGAGAGCTATTAACATGACTAAAGAAGAAAGACTTGCGGCTGAAAAAGCTGCAGCGGAACTAGCACGTACTAAAGGGGATATTGTCCCATCTGCACCACCTGCAGAAGTAATAGTTGCTGGTGTTTCTCCAGAAGAAGCGCAGCGCATGCAAGATGCTGCGGTGGCCTTGGAAACTGATCGTTGTCAGGAAATTCGTACCATTTCAGAAAAACACGGTCTTGGTCGTGAATTTCAAGACCTGATGATTAATGAAAAAAGATCAATCAATGAAGTTAACGCCGCCGTTCTTGAAAAACTTGGCGAGGACATTGAATCAGTACAGACTCGCTCAGTAAATAGAGTTGGCGTAGACCATTCCCAAAATCATCGCTCAGAGGGAATAGCGAATGCAATTTTGTATCGTGCTGATCCAAATTCATTTGAATTATCAGAACATGGACGTGACTTTGCAGGCCTGAGCTTGATGGACATGGCCAGAGATTTCATTCCTGAACGTAGCATCCGCCGCCCGATGGAAATTGCAGAACGCGCAATGACAACAACGGACATGCCACTTGTTTTGATGGACGCAATGAATAAAATGGTAACGGTTCAATTCGCAGAAGCCAAGGAACGCACTCATACGCAGTGGGCGCGCCGCCGTACAGCCAATGACTTCAAAGACCTGCATTCAATTCAAGTTGATGGTGATTTTAAACTTGAAAAAGTCGATGAAAATGGCGAATACAAATCAACATATTTGGTTGAGGGATCAAATAAATATCGCATTGGTAAATTTGGAAAGAAAATCCATTTCAGCATAGAAATGTTGATTAACGATGATATGTCTGTTTTCGAAGATGTCTTACCGGGCTTTACAGCAGGCTCAATTGAAACGGAACTTGAGACTGTTTACGGTATATTGCAAAATAACCCGACATTATCCGATGGCGATGCTCTTTTTCACGCAAACCATAATAACTTGTTGACGGATGTCTATTCAATTGCAGGGATGGAAGCAATGTCGCTGAAAATGAAAAAGCAAAAATCACTTTCAGATAAAAAGCTATCTGTGCCGATGGATTTCATTATCTATGGTGATGAAATTGACCCTGTTGTTGATCGGATTTTGACATCTGACCATATCCCAACGACAATAAATGATGTGAATCCTTATGGCCCGAAAGGTCGTAAGACAATCACAGCCATTTATGAGCCGTTGATTTCTGAAATTGATGAGACAACATGGTTCGCGGGTACAAATGCCAATAAAGCCAAGCATGTTTCGTACGCACATCTAAATGGATATGAAACACCACTTATCACGCGCGTTCCGGGTCAAGACCCTGATGGTTTGACTGTTCTTGGACGTCACTTCTTCGGCGCAGGCGCAGAAGATTTCCGCGGCATTTATAAATCCACAGGCGCAGGCTGATAACATTAATTTTCAGCACTAAATACACGATTTAGAAGAGCCTTAAATTTAGGCTCTTTTCCTATTCATATATTTAAACACGTTGATTTCGAGGAGAAATGAAATGAATAACGAAGTACAAGATGGAAATAATATAACTTTGAATGCACCCTATACCGTCAAAGGCGGGGATGGCGTTCAAGTCGGGTCTATATTCGGCGTAGCAAGTTCAGATGCCGCGATTACTGAGCCAGTTGTTTTGCAGGTCACAAAAGTATATGACCTTAAAAAGAAAGCAGGCGACACATTCACTGCTGGATTAGATATTTACTGGGATGATGCCGCTAAGGAAACCACAGTGACTCCGGCAGCCAATCTGAAAATTGGCCAAGCCATCCTTGACGCTGCAGGTGGCGATGCAACAGTCCGTGTTAGATTGAATTCATAAATGGATTTTTCTAACTTAGCAGATTTAGCAATACAGCAGGTAACGACCACGCTTGGTATGCCTGCTGTATTTCAGTATCAAGGCGGCGATGAACATCAATTACAGGTTTTTTACGAAAAAAGCCGTGACATATACGACACCGAAACAGGTGTAGTCATTGGGTATAGGGAGAGCGTAACCATACGCACCGCAGACATTCCAACATTGCCTAAACAAAAAGATTTAATCACCGTAAACGGCAAATTATATGAAATTATCGATGTCGATCCCGATGATATTGCAAAGTGTATATTAGATTTGAGGTTAAAGTAATGTTGCAGCATTTGGATAAAATAGAAGCAGTATTTAAAGAATTACTAGTGGATAATACAGGTGCCGCAGGAAATGTTTTAATTAATGCTTTGGATGTTACCGATCCTACAGATGATGACACTAAATATATTTTTGTCTATTTTACAGATGATATTCCAGTAAATCATGATGAAGGCAGTACAGAATATCACTTAAGTGCAAAATACGTTTTTGAATGTCTTGTTGCTGATAAAAACGCTGACACTATCTTGGACGAGGCCAGAATTTTAGGGCACCAAGTCCAACAGATTTTATTGAATAACCCAGATGCCGGAAACAATTATTTTGATTTACGTTACACAGGATCAAATCTTGTGAAAGACGCTGGCCGTAGCATTCCCTTAGTAGGATATAAATTAAACTTTGAACTAGATTATCTTTCAGGACTTTTATAACAGGAGAATTTTATGCCTAAAAATATCAAAAAACTAAATGAAATTGTAGTCGCGTCACCTCAGGGTGGCACAATATACAGGGAACCAGTATCAGGCGATACTGTACCGTATGAGGGTAAAATCGTACCAGACACACCATTCTGGAGATTAATTGTTTCTCAAAAATTGGTTCTTGAAGTTGATGCCGATATGTTTTTAAGACAAAAGGCAAAGACCAAAGCAGATCAAGAGGCTCAAGCCAAGATCGATGAGGAGGCTCAAGCCAAGATCGATGAGGAGGCTCAAGCCAAGATCGATGAGGAGGCTCAAGCCAAGATCGATGAGGAGGCTCAAGCCACGGCCAAAGACAGAACGGATAATCTTTTTGATGAAAAGAAAGAAAATGCTCCGGTAAAAACAAGCAAAAGTAAAACCAAGAAGTCTTAATATTATTTTATAAGACGCTCAACTCAACCCAGCCGCCAAATGGTGGTTTTTTTATGAAAGGTATTACCAATGGCAAATAAGAAGATCATAGCCAAACGTGATTTTGAATTTGAATGTAATGAAGATCACGTGGTTATTGAAAAGGGAGACGACATCGTCGAGAAGGGTGTCCCTGAAAAATACTACCCTAACTTAAAAACTGAACAGGTTATCTAACCTTTTTAGAATATCAAACTTTCCAAACGCCACCATTTCGGTGGTTTTTTTATGTCCATATTCCGTTATTGGCGGTTTTATTATGAAAGGTTAATATTATGGCACAAAGACAGCAACTATTCGGGATACACGAGGCTACAGCCTATGATCCTGCGACAAAATTACCATTGGGCAATGCTAAAATCTTAGGGCAGGCCAATATGAATTTTTCAGGTGAAACCGTTCAAAACACTGGTGGTTCAAGCTCAACGCCATGGTCTGTTGAAGATGGACTGGTCAATACTGAGGTCTCCATTACTTTTAAGGAGTACCCAAATTGGCTATGGGAAGCGCTGAATGGCGCAACACCAATTGAAAATGCGGCGGAAGTATTGGGGGCAATTTCTTCTGCCTTACAAAATGTCAAAGGTACATCTGCACTTAATGCCGTTACGGGTATTGCATCTGTTGGTGTAAAGGTAGGGTCTGAAATTGATCTGAAAACAGGAATTTACACGTTGGTTTTTGTAACTGCGACTACGGCGGATATATACTCCATGACTGACGTTGATTTTGGTCAAGGTACTAAAAAATCATATATCAATGACAAGCTTAAGATTAACAATACACCCATTTTAATAACCTCGGGTGGTGCATCTGTAGTCCCTGACTTTGGAATAGAGTTAATTGGTGGCTCAGGTGTAATTGCAGCGAATGTTGGTGATACTGCTACATTTGAAGTACGTGCAATAAACACCGGATCAGATGAAGTTGTTGTTGGGTCATCTATCTCTAAATTCAAAGAAATAGGCCTTGTCCTGACTGCGCAGCGGCGTTCTGATGGACAGGTGTTTATTATCGATGTTTTCAGAGCAAAAGGTAATACATTATCAGTCCCTATGACGGCAAAAGAATTTGCGGAAACAGAAACTCCGCTTGTTGCTTTCTATGATGAGGCACGTGACGGGATTTATAAAATGACACGTGTTAGGACTACAAACTAATGGGTCTATTATCATTAGAATCCAAGAGAACTTATTTCTCTATTAGAGTTAA